TATCCAAGAGCTGAAGTCAAGTACTCCCTGTATGGATTGTAAGGAATCTTTCCCATACTATGTTATGGATTTTGATCACGTACGTGGGCGGAAGCATAAGAATGTAATGGAACTTATTCCTACACTATCCAAGAAGATAATAGATCTAGAAATAGCCAAGTGTGAGATAGTTTGCTCAAATTGTCATAGAGTCAGAACTCATGAACGTAAATCTAATAAGTCTAAATAACATCCTAGTTGACTAGAATTATGGTATAATAAAGTCATGAAAAAGAAATTTGTAGGAATGATGTTCCTGATTGCGACAGCAATCCTTTCAGGCGTAGCTTTAAATAAATTTTTAAATTGGGCGGGACAACAAGAAATCTTTGATTTTGACCTAAATGAAGATATAGATGAAGAAAGCTTCTAAACTTCTTATTTGGTCTCTATTGGTCATAATGCTTATATCTAGCTTATCTATGCTTTTGGTTATATTGGAGTAAATGGGTAGTATCCCTTCTCCCGCCCCGTTCCGCCTTGTCTGACCCGTAGGGTCGTAATATGGCTAAAGATGGCTTAGAGCCCCCACAGAGCAATTTAGAGGCATATTGTGGCAAATGGAGTATGAGAGGATGTCTCTTCTCGCCGAAGCACTTTTTTCGGGCGCACTTTTAAATCGCACTATATATAAATTGTTTCACGTGGAACATTGCCATCGCCGCCGCAAAATAGTATACTTTTATTAATTGACCCATAGCTCAGTCGGTAGAGCGCAGAGCTGTTAACTCTGATGTCCCAGGATCGAGGCCTGGTGGGTCAGCAATGCGGATGTTGCATATCGGTAGTGCCTCTGCCTTCCAAGCAGAAGGGGTGAGTTCAATTCTCATCATCCGCTCAAAGTAGTATTGACATGATTCGATCCATTTTATATAATCGAACCATGAGACATAAAGAAAATATTATTCAGCTTAGGGCTGAAGGTAAAACATATAATCAGATAGTAGAAATTCTAGGTTGCTCTAAAGGAACCATTGCATATCATTTAAGCGAAAGCGTAAAGGTTAATTATAATACCCGCCGAAGAAGCTATAGGCGTGTAATTGATAAGCACATTAGAGATTATAAAGAATCTTTTGGCTGCATAGATTGTGGAGAAAAGTATCCTTATTACATGCTTGACCTAGATCATATTTCAGACAATAAAAAATTTGGTCTTGCTGATTATAGAAGCCATACTATAGATATAGAGTTAATAAAAGCAGAAATAGCAAAATGTGAAGTTGTCTGTGCTAATTGCCATAGAATAAGAACATACCAGAGATCTGGTAGAGAGTAAATATTAACCCTTCGTAGCTCAGGGGATAGAGCGAGGCTCTTCTAAGGCCTGCGTCACACGTTCAAATCGTGTCGAGGGGACAACATAAAGTACAAAACCCAATCAGAGGCGGATCCGATTGGGTTTTGCTGATCTTACGATCATGTACTGGGAACATGTGGGATGCTACGACCAGTACTTATTAATTGTAAAATATTCTAGATACTAAGTCAACTACTTTTTAAATATTTATTCTTTTTCTTGATCTGGAGTATATGCTGGATTAGGACCAAGAAGGTATCCTTTTTCGTGATACTCAATCATCTTAGAGGTCTTTTCAGATCCAGCCACCTTATCAGATATCAGGGTCAGCATGTCATAAATTCTATGAAGCATGATGTAAGTAACCATAGGAAGATTCTCTTCTATGGTTCCGTTCTCATCTGGAATGTTATCTTCAGTCATTTTTTCTCCCTATATCTTCCCAAAATTTTTCTCTACCCATAGCGTCAGTTTCTAAAATAATCTTAGACTCGTATTCGGGGGTATCTTCAGGTTTATCTGTCATTATTATTTTCAACATTCTTTCTAATTTTTTCATAAAGATCTATACCTAGATAATTCTTGTAGTCACATGATGTGCAGTATAAATATATGCTATCTTCCCAGTCTAGGTTAGACATAAGAAGGCCCTGATCCATTGGACACTCAAGTCTAGGAACAAGGCCTTCTTCTGCTAGTTGAAGGTATTTAGATACGTACTGTATCCTCATTAACCTTCCTTTCTAATAGTTGAATTCATTTACGAATTCTTTGAATCTTGCCCCGTTAAGGGAAGACCATGATGACCAATCGGTTCCGCCTTTAGTCATATAATACGTTATCTCTGAGTTTATTACTGGATCAAACAATAGAATGTTTGACTTTAATTCAAATTTTTCTTTACGATCAATGCCGAGTTCACCCAACATATTAATCTGAAAAATTCCGTAGGAACTGTCTCCAGTTTTCCTGTTACCATTGTAAGCCATAGGCCTTGCATTGGATTCTGACTTAGCAATAGCCCAAGCCATTTTAAGGGCTTTTCCTTCAAAACCAACAGCTGATAAAAGTTCTTTTAGTTCTTTGTCTGTTAGATTCTCAGAAGGCTTGTACACAGTATTGCTGTACTTCTCTAAGGTTTCTTTCTTTAGTTGTACCGTTGATTTTACAGGTACTTCTACCTGCAATGCTTGAGTTTCTGTTGGACCAGGCTGGACTGTAAACAAGAATAATGTTATCATTCCTATATAAGACCAGTTGTGGGCAACTTCGCTCAAACGTTCTTTGATTCTCTCCATTGGCATTTCCTCCTTTAGAGATAACGAACTATAATAGTAGCATTGTAATTAAGTTACTGTCAAGTCGGTTGACCAGAAAGAGTTAAGTGGAATTATCTTATTATACTATTAGAGCAGGACTTAATCCTGCTGTTGGATTTGGCTATGCTGGACAAAATATAGTTAATACGCTACAAGAATTAGGGCATACTGTTAAATTTGCAAGCCCTAAACCTCCAGTACAGATAAACTTTACACAACCCCATCATTTTAAATTACATAAAAATCAATATCAAATTGGTTATACTCCATGGGAATCCACTTTAATTAGATCTGAGTGGAGAGATATATTTAATCAATGTGATGAAGTTTGGGCAACATCTGATTGGACGGCGGAGGTATATAAAAACAATGGTGTTACTAAACCTATTTATGTATATCCACATGGCATTGAACCTATATGGAAGCCATACAAAAGAATTTTACATCCAGGAAAACCACTTAAATTTTTACATATAGGAGAACCTTCTCCAAGAAAAGACGGACAGCTAGTTGTAGATACTTTTATAAAATTATTTGGAAATAACCCAGAATATCATTTAACAGTTAAATGTCATGGAACTTCAACTATTAGAATATATAATAATAGAAAAGAACTTGTCTCTCCAGATACTGTATATAGTAATATTTCAATAATTAAAGAAGAGTACACAATTGAACAGCTGGTTCAACTTTATCATATGCACCATGTTTTAGTGTATCCAACCTGGGGAGAAGGTTTTGGATTTATTCCCCTACAAGGACTTGCAACTGGCATGCCAGTAATTTCAACATATGATTGGGCACACTATAAAAAATTTCTAGGGCCCCTAAAGTTAAAGTCAAGGTTAACAGATGCTTCAAAAGAAGGTGTTCCAAAAGCTGTAGGAGATTCCCACCTTGGAAGTTTTTATGAGCCAGATAAAGAACATTTAGTTGATCAAATGGTTGATGCAGCAGTTAACTTTAAAGCTTATTCTAATTATTACTATACCCAGTCAACTAAAATACATGAAGAATATAATTGGGTTCAGTTGACCAATAATGCATTTGATCACATATTTAAAAAGTTTTCATAACCTCTTCACACTTTAATAAAAGTTTGGTAGAATTGGTATCTTACTAAAAATTAAATCAAACGACTACGTCGTAGAAAGAGTGTATTATGTCAAGAACTATTAAAAACCCTTATGAAAATTTTATTGCATTGTCAAGATATGCACGATGGATTCCAGAAGATAATCGTCGTGAAACATGGGGGGAAACTGTAGATAGATATTTTGACTACATGTTAGAGCATTTAAAAAATAATAACAACTATATTCCAGATTTAAAATTAGTAGAAGAATTAAAAGAAGCAGTATATAATCGCAATGTTATGCCATCAATGAGATCGGTTATGACTGCAGGGGCAGCACTAGATAGAGATCATGTTGCTGGATACAACTGTTCTTTTGTTCCAGTTGATAACCCAAGATCCTTCGATGAAACTATGTACATTCTTATGTGTGGAACAGGAGTAGGATTTTCTGTTGAATATAAATACGTTAATAAACTTCCTGCCGTTCCAGAAACATTTGAAAAATCAACAACAGTAATTGTTGTAGAAGATTCTAAACAAGGTTGGGCAAAATCTTATCGAGAGCTTCTTGCCTTGCTTTGGACAGGACAAATTCCAGCAGTTGATGTTTCCAAAGTTCGTCCAGCTGGAGCAAGACTTAAAACAATGGGTGGACGTTCTTCAGGACCGCAACCCCTTGTAAACCTTTTTGATTTTACTATTGCAAAGTTTAAGAATGCGGCTGGTCGTCAATTAAAACCAATTGAAGCTCATGACATAATGTGTAAAATTGGAGAAATTGTAGTTGTTGGAGGAGTTCGTCGCTCAGCAATGATATCTCTTTCTAATATTAATGATATTGAAATGGCTGCAGCAAAATCAGGAAACTGGTGGGAAAACAATACACAACGTGCACTTTCAAATAACTCTGTTGCTTATTCACGCAAACCAGAGATGGAACAATTTATAGCAGAATGGAAAAATCTTTATGATTCAAAATCAGGAGAACGAGGTATATACAATGTGGCCGCAGCTCAAGCCCAAGCAGCCAAGTATGGAAGAAGAGATCCAGATATACACTACGGAACTAACCCATGCTCAGAAATTATTTTACGTCCTTACCAGTTTTGTAATCTTTCAGAAGTCGTATTACGTGAAAAAGATACAAAAGAAGATATTGCGAATAAAGTAAGACTAGCGACAGTCCTTGGAACTTGGCAGTCAACACTAACTGATTTTAAATACCTTAGAAAAATTTGGAAAGATAACACAGAAGAAGAGCGATTACTTGGAGTTTCATTAACTGGACAATTTGGGCACAAATTTATGTCTGGAAAACAAGACATCATTGCTTTAGAGGCCTATCTTATGTCTTTAAGAGAGTATGCTCGTGAAACAAATAAAGATGAGGCTGGGAAAATTGGGATTCCAGAGTCTGCAGCTATTACATGTGTAAAGCCATCAGGAACAGTATCTCAA